ATGACAACTCCTTTGTTAGCTCTGACTAACTTACCTGTAAATTCTCCTTCATCATCACGCTCCTTAGTCCAGAGAGGAGAAGTATAATACCATTCAATAGCGGCTGATACATTTTGACTCATGTAACCTTTCTTTGATTTCTTACGAAGTAATTCGGAAGTGTGTTCGTGTAAAGTAAACGAATGTAATATTTTACTCATTTTTCTTCCTCCCAATCAGGCCAACGGTACAATTTACGCACCCATTGTCCTTTTCTATTTCGATATAAACGACCAAATCTCATGCTTCTACCCAACTAGAACAAAAAGGACACGCATGATGAATACAGAGTTCATAAATATCTTTTTCTGATACTTCATATTCAATATGAGGATTATTTGTTTTGATTTCTTGATTGCTAATGTATGTAATAACCAAAGGCATTGTTAATTCACCAGAACAACAATCAGCATTACAATTACAATCAACAATAATGGAACATAATTCAGAGTAACAAGTATAAATCATTATGCCACCTCACTTAATTTGTGACCTGCTCCTTCTGGACAAGACATAGCCTGTATTATCCTTACATCTTCAAATGTATTAACCAAGAATACAAGCTGACATTTAGAACATCTTAGATTCATGTATATCCCTCTAAACAAATACATGAAATGTTTTTTTTAGAACCGTCTGGCTTTACATGTATAACAGGCCAACGATTACATCCTTTACAATGCATTACAACCAATCCTCACTAATAAGATTCTTACATCGTTCACAAATGCCCCATAAATGACCTTTAGAGTCTTGGTGACATTTTCTTATTCTGCATAAACAACATTTGTTGTGTCTCGTTGGAGTCCCATCCATAATATTGATTCTGACCCGTATGGGCTATATAATACACGCGGCGAACAGCCGCAACGAAAAATCGCCAGATTTTTTGAGACAAATGCGATTGCATATCGCCTGCTAAGGTACTTAGCGACTTATGATTGCATTAAAAGGATTGGGATTGGGGTTTGGGGGGGTTTTAAGAGCCGATGGGGGATGGGACAGGCCATGATGGAGACACTCTATATTATAGGAACGATAATTGTGGGTTTTGGCGTAGTTTTGAAACTATTAATTGACCTAGGACATAAAATTGAAGATGGGTTAATTGAATTGGATGAAAAATTAGCTATGGCAATACGAACAGTAGTTGAAAAAATACCCGGACTAGGTGAACATGAGCCAATTAACCCAATTCAAATGGCAATCGGTCAACTTATAGCTAACATGAATCAACAAAAGCAACAACAACCAGAGATGAAAGTTATCCAAAGAGACGAAAAAGGTCTTTTTACTAGTCAAGATTCATAAGCCTACTATTCACCAGATAAGTTATGGCTCGTAGAAGAAAGTCTAGTCCACGCCGAAGAAGTCGAACAACTTCACTATTGAATGTAGCAGAAAGTTATGCTTATGCTAATGTATTAACTCAGGGATTGATGGGGACATCTCCTGTAGGATTAATTACAGGTCCAACTGATATTGGATTTAAAACTCCCTCTGTAGGGTCAAGTATGCTTCAGGCTTATGCTGCACCTATGGCAGTTGGAGCAGATGCGATTTCTTTGGGAGATTTAATCAGTTCCCCTGACCAGGCATTCGGTGTTGTTCAAAATAACTTCATGAACAATTACCAGGCAATGGCTATACAATCATTAGGGATTGGTATTGGCTTTAGATTAGGTAAGAGATTACTTCGCAGACCTATTTCAAATGTAAATCGTAACATTTTCAAACCTTTAGGAGCAGGTTTCAAACTTTGAGGTGATTTAAATGACAACACAAAATGTAACAGGTGTTCTAAACTGCTCAAGCGGTTTTAAGATTCCTCTAAATGCAACAATCACAGACGGCACAGAAGCAAGTCTTACTACAGATACAGCTTACACAGTAACAGCACAAAACATTGGAGACTTCGCAACAGGTCAAACCGTAACATCAGGTATTGTTACAGCAGGAGCAAACATATCATACGCATACATACTAAGGAAGGGATTGATTCTTTCTCTAGTACCATTCGCAGTAAAAGGAGTTGCATGTGGCACTCCTGCTCTTGCTCGCCCTGTAACTCTGATGGCAGGTGACCAACTTCGCGTCTTCACTATGGTCGCGGCTGGCAGAAATGCGTCTCTAGCTGTAGTTACCAACCAAGGAGTTCCTAGAATCTTTATTGGTGCTAGTGTAGCGGCAGGTGCGGGAACTTTCCAACTAGTTGATTTGCAGACAGGAAACACAATTGGGGAAACTCTGCAAGGTCAAGTATGTGTTCAAGCACAATTTACTTCAGTTGACCAGGCATTGATAACGAGCGTGAGCGGGGGCGCCCAAGTAACAATGTCAAACGGCAACCTGTCTGGTGCTATTCCAGCAACAAATCCAATTGTTGCGCAGCCTTACATGAAGCCAGCGTCAATTCCTGTAGCTCTAAACTTTACAGCGCAATACATAACTTCTGCTTAAGGTGATTTACATGAAGATGACAAAAGCACAAGGTCGCAGAAGATTAGCAGAAATGCAATCAAAAGCGTTCAAGCTGTTAGGTGCTGGATATATGTCAATGAAAGATTACGAAGCAGTTCGTAAGATTGTAGACATGCGTTCTAAACAATTAAAGTAAGTGATATGAATGCCTTTACCTAATGCGGAAAAAACCTCAAAGAGGATTTATCCGATTATGCAAGGTAAGACGCTTGAAGAGATTGCATCTGGTGAAAACCCCACAATAGATAATACGGCTAAAGTAATATCTGTAGAGGAGTTAAATGAGGACGAACTAAGAAGATTAGTATTAATTAAACTCGCAATTACAGCCTGTAAAGGTGATTGGGACGGATTTTTAACTTAAGGAGAACCAGGATATGCCACTACCAGATGCAAATAATTACTCAATGAGGATATACGAACTATTGAAAGAGACTGATTTAGAGAATTTATCTTATGCTCAGTTCCAGGGAGTAGCAGAAAAACTATTCATTGAACCAGAGAATGAGGATGAAATGCGTAGATTAGTCCTGGTACAGTTAGCTAGGATGGCAGTCCGTGGTGATTGGAACGGCTTTTTGAGTGGTGGAGGTGGAACTGGAGCGCCAACAAATGCAGAGTATGTTGTTATGCAATTAAATGGTACTCTTACAAACGAAAGAAAACTAACAGCGGGTAGTAGAATAACAATTTCTGACGGCGGTGCTGGAGGTAATGTCACAATTGCAGCTGACGCAAGTCCTGTAACTTCCCTGGTTGCAGGTACTAATGTAACATTAAGCCCTGTATCTGGTTTAGGTGATGTTACAATTAACGCAGCATCAAGTCCTGTAACTTCCCTGGTTGCAGGTACTAACATTTCATTAAGTCCTGTATCTGGTTTAGGTGATGTAACAATAACAGCAGCAACTCCAACAGGATTAGCTCCAAATGATGCTTCTTACCTAACTCTAGGTTTAGATGGCGATTTAACTAATGAAAGAGTATTGACAGCAGGTACGGGAATTTCATTTACTGACACAGGACCAAACGGGACATTGACAATTGAATCAACTGGTGGTGGTGGTGGTTCTGGGTATCAACCTGTATTACCTGACCGTGACGGTTCATTCCCTGCAAGTAATCGAGAATTATACCTGGTATCTTGTATGCCTCCCTGGGGTAATACTCAATCAAGTTCAACAAGTTCAACAACTGCAAGCGACTCACCTTATTTCAGACCGTTTATATCTCCTGTTACCGGAACTGTAACAGAAATACAAGTTAATGTAAATTCAGATACAGATACACCAGATTATACAATTGGAATTTATAGTGATTCAGGCGGATTACCTAATAGTAAAATTGCTGAAGGAACTATATCAATTTCAGCAACGGGTGTCTTGGCATTAACAAGTTTCACAGGAACGCCTGCGTTAGTTGCAGGTACTCAGTACCATTTTGCATGGGTTAGAAAAGATACAAGCGGAGCAGGTAATTTTACTGCTGAAACTGCAAGTACATGTTTCAAATATGCATCAGTTAGCCAAACCTACCCTAATTTAGCATCAGTTGGAGATACAGGTTCAGTCGTTGCTTTATCTGGTTCTAACAATGTTTTACCTGCAACCGTTTCAACAGGTAACTTAAGTCCGTTTTCTAATAATCCTATTCGATTCGGTCTAAGGTGGGATTAATGCCTAAACCAAAACCCGACCAAGTCATTAGACATGAAATTGTACTTGGGCGTTCAGAGCGAGAATTAATTTCTGATGGTTTACTAGCTTACCAAGTAAACAGAATATCTACTCCACTTGTAGCGTTATTATCTGATGCTTCGGCTATGGGTTTAATTTTTGCAGGTATTGGAACTTATTACGGATTTAAGTTTGATATAATACCAGGAGCAGCACAATCAACAGCAGATTTATTTAATGATTTTTATGCACAATATCAAGCACACAAACAAACTTTAGGAGATATACGAGATGACCCACTTGGTTCGTTAATTGGTTTTATTGGTTCTTTAATTCCTGGAACAGGAGCAACAACAGGTAGAATTGACCCTGTAACTGGACAACCAGTACCGTATCCATACGGGCCTTCTGACTTTTCTGATATAACAAGTCCAGCAGATTTGTATTAATACCCCTATTGAGGCATCTTTTTCCAAAACTTATACCTATTATTCTGTATTACTCTCTTCTCAGCCTCAAGAGCGTCTATCTGTTTGTTTAGAGTTCCTATAATTTCTTGATACTTTTTCCGCTCATACGGAGCGATGACAACTCCTTTGTTAGCTCTGACTAACTTACCTGTAAATTCTCCTTCATCATCACGCTCCTTAGTCCAGAGAGGAGAAGTATAATACCATTCAATA